GGCGCGTGTGGCGCGGCGGATGCCGGCGGAAGCCGGGGAGTTCGACCTCGTGGGCGCCGACGCCCAGTTGCGCTACAGCGCGCAAGTCGTGTACTCACGAGCCCCGGTTGGCCCTGGGTACACGCCGCGACAGCATTACAACGACAGCCGGCCAGCTACACCCAGCGCTCCCCGGCCGGCGGCATTACAAAGGAACAATCGATGAGTGAACGACTGATCGTCCCGCCGGCAACGCTGGCGGTGTCGATGGATGCTGCGCGCCGGTCTGCCCGCGTCGACGTTGAAGAGGACGGAACTTCGGCGCTCGATGACGACATCGCGCGCGAGGTCCGTGCGTACACGGCCGAAGCGGAGCATATGACAGGCAGGGCATTCATCAACCAGACCTGGCGCGTCACGCTCGACGGCTTCCCTGACGCTATCAAACTGCCGAAAAGCCCATTGGCCAGTGTGGACCACGTCAAGTACTACGACATCGACGGCGTGCAGCAAACGCTCAATCCGCAGGATTACCAAGTCGACGGTGAAAGTGAGCCCGGGTACATCGTACCGGCGAGCGGCAAGGCCTGGCCGGCTACGGCCGCGCGCATCAATGCCGTGGAAGTGCAGTGCGTGTGTGGCTATGGAGCGACCGATGAGAGCGTGCCGGATGCCGTCAAGAGCTACGTTCTGGCACGTGTGCAGCAGTATTTTGCGCCAGTGCCGACAGCGAATCCCGCAAATTTCGATCGGCTGCTGGATCAATTGCAGGTGTATTCATGATGAACCATCGGATCACGTTGCTCAAGCGGGCGCCGGGCGCCGACGCGGCTGGGCGTGTTAGAGACGAGTGGGACGTTGTGGCCACAATCTGGGCGGACGTTCGATTCCAGAGCGGGGCAGAGGTCTTGCGGGCGAATGCCGAAATGGCTCTGAAGCGAGCGTCAATCCGCATCCGGGCGCGGTCCGATATTAACCCGTCCTGGCGGGTGCGCTATCGGGGCGAGGACTACAACGTCAAATCGGCACTACCGGATGTTGATCGAGCATTCATGTTCCTGGTTTGCGAGGGTGCGCTATGAGCATGCTATCGGTTGACATGGGGAGCGTGTATGCGATGCTTGATGAGATGGGCGACGCTGCTGAAACTGCGGCCAGGCCCGCGGCACAGGCGGCGGCTCAAGTGCTGTACGACGAAGTGAAGCGTAACGTTGCGGCAATTCCGGGCAAGACCGGAAAGCTGGAACAGAGCATCTACCAGGTGTTTTCGCAGGCGAACAGCTCGGATGGACGGGCTACTTACCATGTCAGCTGGAACGCACGGAAAGCGCCGCACGGTCACCTCGTCGAATTCGGCCATGTGCAGCGGTACGTGACCTACGTCGGTAGTGACGGCAACTTTTACACGGCCAAGCGGCCGAGCGCGAGAGGCAAGAGAAAGCCTGGGCGCGGGGCATCGCAGGCCACCAAGGACGAGTATTACGTGACCCTGCCGGCGCCGCGGCAGGTGGCCGCGATCGCGTTCGTGCGCAGAGCCCAAGTGAAGTTTCCCCAGGCAGCGGCTGCGGCCGCGGAAGTTCTGCAAAGGGCGATCCAATGACACTCGAGGAAAAGTTGACCGCTGCACTGCAAACTGTCTGCCCACGAGTGTTTCGCGTCAGGGCGCCAATTGGTGTCGAGAAGCCGTACATCACCTATCAGCGGTTGGGCGGACAGGTTGAGTCCTTCATCGACAACGCGCCGCCCTCGAAACGCAACGCCTTGGTCCAGATCAATGTATGGGGTGGCGATCCCGACGCGCTGATCCAGCAGGTCGAAATAACACTCCGCGGCGCCACCGATATGCAGGCGACGCCACAGGGCGAGTCTCGTGATGCTGACGAGCCGGATATGGAACTGGCGGGCGCGAGCCAGGATTTCGACATCTGGGCCGATCGTTAGCCGCCTAAATGATATTCGGAGCCGCCCGAGCGATCAGGGCGGCTTTTTCTTTGCCCGAAAGGGCGCAATGGCCCGGTTCTCGGGCTTTTTTACTTCTGAAAGGCCCATTACATGGCGATCTCCTTGCCTAACGGTACGACCTACGCGGTCGCCTCCGCTTACGCTGCATCAATCTCCGTCTCTGCGGCAAGCAATGCCAGCGAATGCGTGCTGACCACTGCGGCCAACACCTACGCCATCGGCGACTTCGTCGAATTCACCAGCGGCTGGACCCGGGCTAACCTGCGCGTGTTCCGCGTCAAGGCCGCCACGAGCACGAGCGTGACGCTCGAAGCCTTCGATACGACGTCGACGAAGATCTTCCCGGTCGGTGGCGGCGCGGGTTCGCTGCGCAAGATTTCGACCTGGACGGCGATTCCGTTCATGAAGGCGTTCGAGGTCTCCGGCGGCGATCCGAAGTTCGGCACCGAGGAGTTCATCGACTACCCGGACGAGATTCAGCTGCCGAACGGCTTCTCGGCCATCACCGTCAAGATGACGATCGCCGATGATCCGACCTTGCCGCACAACGCGGTGCTGCAGTCGGCAACCGATTCGACGTCCGTTGTCGCCGTCAAGGCTACGCTGCCGAGCGGCGCGCCAATTCTCTATAACGGCTACCCGGCTCTCAATCCGACCCCGACCATGACAAAGGGCTCGGCGATGACCGTCACCTGCGGCCTGGCGCTGCAGGGTCGTCCGGTGCGCTACGCCACCTAATGCGTTGCCAGCTGGCGCCTCGTGATAGGCGCTGGCCTTTCCGGCCTGCGTGGTAGCTCCTCGCAGGCTCTTTTTTCTCTCTTCGAAAGACAAGAACCATGGCACAGAAAATCAAACTGGGCAGCCGCCCGAAATCGTTCCCGCGCGTCGTCAAATTCCCGATGGTGGAAGGTGGCGAGGGCTGCATGGAGGTCCAGTTCCGCTACCGCACGCGTAGCGAACTTGCGGCACTCACCGATGAAATCCAGTCCGCCGCTAAGGCTCAGGCTGACGCAGACTTTGCGGCGATGAAGGCGAAGCTCGACAACGGCGAGACGGCGGAAACGCTGAAGCAGGTAGACATTCTCGATCGCGACATCTCCCTGCAGGTCGACTACGTGCTGCAAGCCGTCGATGGCTGGAACCTGGACGAGAAGTTCGACCGCGGCGCCGTCGAGCAGCTGGCCAACGAACTGCCGGCGGCAATCTCGGCCATCATCGAGAACTATCGCAAGGCCATCAACGAAGGCCGTTTGGGAAACTAGAAAGCGTCGCCCGAGCTATGTTCACGCCGGCGCCGACTGAACATGAGCTCGCGGCGGCGGGGCTGACGGCTGAAGATTTGGAGGGTGACGCGGTCGAAGTCTGGCCCGAGAACCAGCAGGCCTACATCCTGTTCGCCGATCTTCGGACGCAGTGGCGGGTAGGGATGGGTGGCCCAACCGGACTGGACTATCTGGTGTTATATGCCAAGCTGGACCGAATGAGGCTCACCGATGACGAGGCTGATCAACTGGAGAGCGATTTGCGCGTCATGGAGTACGAGGCGCTCCAGACGCTGGCGGAGAGCAGAGCGACGGGGTAGTGAATTGCTACCCCATCGATACAGGAAATCCTGTATCGGAGCAGGCGGACGAATTTCGTACGGTAGGGCGCGAAGAACTGGTCGGAAATTTCCGGTCAGTCAGGTGGCGCTCCATCGCCTGGTCAACAGAAAGTCAACTTTCAGGATTTTTTTTTGAGGCGGGGCGCTTGATGCGTGGCCGCGGTGACTTAGGCGAAGCATCTTCAGCAGAGCCGGCTGACTTTGGCGGCCTGTTGTTTGATTTGGCCTGAACGATAGTTACGGTCCCGTGGTGAGGGACCACGATGTCGCAGTCTTGCTCTATGGCCGTCTGAAATTCAGGACTGGATGCGGCGTCTTGAACTGCCGCGAAGATCGCATCATTGATTTTCTTTGTGATCAGCGCAGAGACGTTGGTACCGGCGCTCGACCGAGCAAATGATGCCTCAATCCTTGAGACTATCTCATCGCTTGGCGAGCGCTTGTGCTCTCGCGCTGCCTCAATAACGAGCCTT